ACTAGTTGCCTATCGCATACCTTCGCGATGGTCGCTAGCGTCTCTTGGTCCTGATCCCTGACCTTTCCGGTCAGTTTGTTTTCAAACTGCCGTTCGGCGCGGTGAACACTCCCTCTGACAATGGCCTCGTGAGCGTTGTAAGTGTTGAATGCTTGCAACACTCCGAAGGCTGTACCTGACCAGGGCTCTACTCTGTTGTCCCCGTGAAGTAGCCCGTTCAGGGTCTCCCGCTTCGTTGACGCCATCGTGAACCCTCGGCCTTTCTCATTCACTTTGCCGTCATCACCGGTAGGCAATGGCACCATAGCGTCAAGAATGCTGTTCCATTCTTTGTCAGTGACGGGGGTTTGGCAAAGAGTAGAAACTTCCTTTGCAAACTCTTCTGCCCCCGTTTCAATGAGTCCGAGCGCTTCCCTAGCGTTAGCAATCCGAAGCGAAGAGTGTCGCGTATGCTTCACTTTCACCAGTTGACCACTAGCGGCTGCTTCCGACAGGTTCATCTCCATTGTGTTATCGCACACTGTCAGGCCGAAGTGTCGGCCCCACTGTGTAGCAATCTTCCCATTAAATGAACTTCCCGCGGTCAGGTTCGGCCTGAACTCGACTCCCTCGGGGGTAGTGAACACTTCTGGCACTCCGACAGTAACGAAGGCAACAGCCCCGTCGCGCAATCTTCCTGCCGTCTGTAGTTCGATACCCCCGCCAAGGATGGCGTTAGTCGCGTCGATCAGAACGTCGGCAAACTGATGGTTCGCGGTGTCATACCCTGAGCGGAAGCATTCGAAGAAAGTGTCTCTTCCTTCCGGCCCCACTAACTGATATTCCTCCGCGATTACCAGACGATACGGAAAGGGCTTGCCGTCTGCCATCGTGAGGTTAGGAACTTCACCTTCCCCCAATGGTTTCAGCGCGCCTATCTTGTACCCCGTGATTACTTCGGAGAACAGCTTGTAGGCGTCTTCGATAGGCACGGGGCCGTCATACTTCGGTGATCGTTCTATTTGCCCTGACGCCAACATGGCACTAATCAAGTTCTGATCGAACCACCAGGCGTTGACGTCTCCGGCAATCAGAATGTTGCCGCCGTTCAGAAACTCCCTAGTTTCTTTAGACATTGCTTTGTTTCCCTTCATGTTTCCGGCAGTTTGTTTGTAGCTACCATCGTGCCGGTACCGATAGCGGCCCTACCCCGTGCCGCCCCAACGGATGGGAGCACGAGCGCGGGCTAGGGCCGCTACCGGCAATAAGGGAAACAGGGTTTCCGATTGTCTCTATTCGATTGTCAAAGGTCGCAGGGCTGGCACTCGCTGGCACCAGGCACCAGGCACGCTAGCACCATCGCTACTTGATAGCAAGTCATCTCTACTAACTATCGGAGGGAGGGAGCACTCCCTCCCTCCCTCCCTCCTGCCATCGTCTCGCCCTGGTATCGTTTCATTCACACTGTAACGTCACAGCCAGTTCACAGTAACCAGCGGGCAGGTCGGTTCCCATTTGGCCCTTTCGGGCTGCGCCCTCAAGGAGAGCGAAGTCAGGAAGGTCCATTCCCAAAGCCCTACGCCCCATTACATCATACAAAAAATGGCGGCTTGACCAGCAATAATGGCCTCTGATACAAATACCGGGGTGCCTTATGACGACGACGATCTTGATTCTGTGCTTCTCGGCAATAGTGATCCTCCTGGTGATGGCGTATTCGACCCGTTTGCTACGGGCCTCGAACCGGACGAGCGAGAGGATGGCCGAGAAGACAGCAACGTTGATGGAGACGTTGATACGGCAATCGTCTATAACCACCCAAACGCTCTCTACCGACTCGGCGGAAACGGTCAAGGCGGCTCACCAGACGATGACGGACCTCTACCTTGGCCGGGATTCAATAGTCAGTCCACAGTCGGAGAGCAATCAGCCCGCGACCGACAAGCAGCTAGTACCGGGGATCGAAACATTAGACGGGTTGCCGACGAACGTAGCGCAAGCCCTACAACGGGAATACTCCGAAGAGAAAGAACCGAGGGAGTGGCAAACAGTATTCTCGACGCCCAACAACGGATCAGAACCAATGCCGCCATCCCCCTCAATGACACAGAGCGAGCAGAGGTTGGAAGACGGATAGACCACGCTGAGGAAGTCGGCCAGCACGGCACTACGCCGCGAATACCCCGCCATTACCATAGGAAGGGTGTCTCTACTCCCCCAGCTTTTGAAGACACTGTGTTTGAGGCCACGATAATCGGGCTCAAGTCAAACACGAATGGCGATTGGATTGCCCAGTTCCTTATCCCGTCATCGGATCGCGACGCGGCGACTGAACTCTCAGGTGCTTATGGGCTCGCGCTCGACGTTGCCATTATCCGAAAGACATTCACGCCAGGGGGCTTACCCCCCGGCACCCCCCGTCCATGATTGATCCGTGGGAACTCGATGCAACGGCACCAGACTGGCTAGAAACAGTATGCACTTTACTATTAGAGGTAGGCGTACCCCCAACCGCGTTGTCCAGAGCATTCAGGGTGGACGTTCACGCGATCAAAGAGTTACAGGCCACTCTTCACGTCGAGAGGTATGGTACGGCGGAGATTTCGGAGGCAATGAACTTTCTAATGTGGCGAGCGTACCAGGACGCTCTATCCATATTGGAGTCTGCCCCATCTGCGACGAGGACGAGATTCATTACCACGTTATTGTCCCGTCAGTCGATCATCTTAGGTAAAGAGTCACCGCAATCACTTGAAAGGATGCGTGGGGAACTCGAATCACTTATTGCGGAAGTGAATGTAGAACACCCGGCAGTTCCCTCTATCTATGCCTCGACTGAGTTTAGCCCCGTGGACGGAGAAACTGACGATCCAGAAGAAGGATTTGAAAGTTGAACGCATTGACTTACAGGAGCCTTTCGCTTGGGCACAGGACGCTCTACGTCTGGAAATCGAACGGCAATACAACCTCGGCCTTCCGGTACGGATTATTGTTCTCAAAGGCCGTCAACTTGGCGTCTCTACCATGTCCGAAGGTACGCTTTTCAACTGGACTTTTCTTCATCCCGGTACTAGAAGTCTGGTTATAGCTCACGAGACAAAGGCGGCACAACACCTCTTCGACATGACGAAACTCATGTGGGAAGAGTGGCCGTGGAACCCTCTCTACACAGAAAAGCACAACACGGTAAAGTCATTAGCATGGGTGGAAACACGGTCGTCTATGTCTGTAGCAACTGCCCGGAATGCGGGAAGCGGTCGGTCTTTTACATACCATGCCGTTCATTGTTCGGAGTGCGCTTTCTGGGAAGAGCCCGAAAGGTTGATGGTGGGGCTGAACCAGAGCGTCCCCTTCAAGCACGGCACTATTATCATACTAGAGTCTACGGCAAACGGCGTCGGTAACTGGTTCCATGAGGAATGGCAACGTGCGATCCACGGGGAGAGTCAATACGTCCCTATGTTCTTTCCTTGGTACCGGCACGAGGAATACTCTTTCCCTACCACAACCCTCCAACAGCGCGACCTCAACAAGACAGAACGTGAACTCCGCAGCAAGTATTCCCTGTCATTGGGCCAACTGGCCTGGCGACGGCACACAATAATAAACGACTGTCTCGGTGACGAGGATCAGTTCAAGCAGGAATACCCCTGCACTCCTAACGAAGCGTTCCTCTCCACCGGGCGCAATGTATTCCCCCTCGAACGGCTGGACGAATGCACCACCCCACAGGCGGGTATCAAAGGTATGCTCATCAACAACAACGGCAAGATAGAGTTCGTCCGCGATTCCACAGGCCCGTTGACAGTATTCAAGGCTCCCGGCCGCGACCCCATGCTCTCCAAGTACGTCGTCGGTGGCGACCCCACCAAAACCACCTACGGCGACATGGCCTGCATCCAAGTCCTAAACAGATTCACCTTCGAGCAAGTCGCCGTGTGGCATATGAATCTTGATGCCGTACCGTTCGCCCACGAGTTGATGAAACTCGGCTACTACTACAATACGGCCCTGCTCAACTGCGAGATAGAAGGGCCAGGCTATGCGGCCATCGGCGTCGTACAGGACAACTCATACCCCGACGTATGGCAACACCGTTGGGCCGACAAAGCCCCCGGCAAGGTGTCAACGTCATGGGGATGGAGCACCAACTACCAACGCAAACACTGGGCCATTGAGAAAGTAAAGTTCCTACTGACGCAGAAGGGTGGGCTCAAAATCCATGATCGTAAGACCCACGATCAGATGGAGAACTACGTCTATCTGCCCAACGGGGAGATGGGACCAGCCTCAGACAAGCTCTCCGACGATGCGGTGATGGCAATGGCGATCGCGGTTGTCTCGACGCTCACCGAAGCCACCCTGCCGCATGAGGAAGCACCAGAGGCCGAGGTCCATGACCTCTTTGGTTCGCCACCTTGGGAAGCGGTCGGGTAGGTGTTACCATACCCCGGTGCGTCCTGAGTGCATAAACATTGTTGGCAATGGCTGAATACCAATACCATTGTCAAGGCTGTCGGCACTTCTTTACCACTCTCTCCCGCGATAGCATTCCCCCTTGCCCGGTCTGTGGCACGGTAGCTACCCGCCATTTCTCTTTCGGCATTGTTCGTAGTGTCCCCGAGCACTTTAACTATTCTGTCGGTTCCTACGTCTCTAACGAACGGCAACTGCGCGACGCCATCAAAGTAATCTCCGAGGAACAGACTTACCGTACCGGCGTCGAGCACGACTATGAGTACCTCTCACGGGCTGACCTGGCCGACGCAACGGCCCACGGCGTTACAGAAGAAGGACTAGACGACACCTACCGTACTCAACATGACAACGGGGATAATGGATGAGTCTTCTTGATACCCAAGTAATCGCCACCCCAGCATCACCCGACCCGCTCTACGACGATTTCGCCCTCACAGAGCGGCTCATGCAACTCTACAGCCTCGCTCGCACCGAGAAGAAGAAGTACCAAGCCAACTGGCGGCGTAACTATCTCTTAACCACCAACAAGCAATACTCACTGGACACCCAATCGCCGTGGACACCTAACGTTACCGACTCAGAAATCTGGCCCATCCTCTCATCGCGCATCTCGTGGATGACCGACCAGAAGATTCAACCCAACGTTGCCCCGGCCGCGCTGCCCGGCGACCCCTACGCCCAACACGTCCGTACTCTGTCCGAACATATGGAGCAGTTGTTCGAGTCCGAGTTCAAGAACCAGGGGTGGGACAAAGAGATAATCCTGGCTCTCTGGGACGCGGCACAGTTCGGGGCTGGCGTCTTCAAGTCGGTATGGGACAGTGGGCTCGAAGAAGGACTCGGTAACGTTAGCCTCAAACGGGTGGACGTATGGAACTTCTACCCTGACCCTAACGCCCACGACCTCGAATCATGCACCTATATGTTCGAGGTCGAGAAGATGACCTTCGACCAAATCCAGCGTAGGTTTCCAAGTGCCGATATCGAATCAATCCGGTCAGCATATCTATACGGGCAACGAGGCGACGACATTGTTCGCCCTTCTCAGTCCTCTAGCTCACAATACCCAATGGCTATGCCAGGTAACCTCCCCGGCTCAACATCGACAACATGGGGTTTACCGGGCCAATCAAGTCGAAGTACGGATCAGATTTTGGCCGAAGGGGTCAACGTCTACACCTGTTGGCTCCTAGAGAACTGGCAGGAGGAACGTGACCCTACCGACGCCACCCACTCCGGGGGCAAGCCCCCCGGAACCCTCCACTCCCCCACCGAACGTGTCGTCTACGACGAGTGGCGATGCGTCGTCTACACCGGCAACGTCGTCCTATTCGATGAGTTGGCTACTGACCTATGGGAACATTCCCGTCACCCTTACACACGATACGTTGACGAAGAGATGGGTGAGTTCTGGCCCACCCCCATCGTCAGTCACCTTGCCCCCTGCCAAGTCGCCATCAACCGACTTCTAGCCTCCCTCCAAGGTAACGTTGAGCTAGTCGGCAACCCCATCTTCATTGACGTAGCCGACTCTGGCCTGGCCCGTACAGCTAACGTTAACCGTCCCGGCCAAAAGCTCATAATGAATGCCCGCACGGCCAACAGCCAGGGCCAGAAGCCCATGTGGCTCGAACCGCCCAAGATGCAATCCGACGTTCAGAACCTCATACAGTTCTGGATCACCCGCATGGAGAACATTTCGGGCTTGTCCGGTGTCCAGAAGGGCCAGCAGCCAAAGGACCGCCAAGCGGCACAAACAATGCAGGCCACACAGGAGGCCGGTTTCGTCCGCATCCGTTCCTCCATTCGCAACCTAGAGCGCACGTTGGGTGAGTCCTATCGACTCCTGGCCCATCTGATAGTCCAGAACTTTGACGTACCCCGCATTATGGCTATCGTCGGCCCTGACGGCACGGATTCGGCCATGCTCCTAGCATCCAAGCATTTCTATTCCCCCTCCATCCACGGCACGGTAGCGCCGATGAAGTTCTCCCTCCTAGTCGCAGCGGGAGCGGACAACCCGACTTCGCGCCAGGCCCGCATTGCCGAAGCCGACGCTTTGGCTGCATTGAACATGATCGACCGTCCCGCTGTCCTCGAACAGCACGCCTTCCCCCATTGGCAATCCATCGACCAACGGATGCAGCAAAAGGAAATGGCAATCGCCCAAGCCCAAGCGGAGGGACAGGCGGCAGGTAGGCGGGGTGGTGGGGGCAAACCCCAGCCACGCGGACCAGGCACGGGTCATGCACATTGAGCGATGACCCTGACGACCCCGTAGTAAAGTTCAACAAGGCATTCCACTCGGCCAAGCTCCGTGTCCTCCCTACCGAATGGTGGATGGATCACGGAGCTTGTCGCAATCTAGGGGTCGATGTTTTCTTCCGTGAGTCTGGTAACAATCATCTCTATGACTCTGCCAAAGCCATCTGTAACTCTTGCATCCATCAATCATCCTGTCTCGACTACGCTCTCGACCACCGCATTGACGAC